CACCGCAAGAGTCCGTTTCGTGTGGGTGATACACTTGTATCAAGAAAGGGCGAGCGTTTCCAAGTATCGAAAATCTATCCTGTAAAGCGATACCTTGCTGGTAAAGCATGGGATGATGGCGATGCTATTGACCTAGTTGGTATGAAGAAAGGCCGAGTGTTTACGGTTTATGTGAGGTAGTGATGAAATCTTTTAGACAGTATCTTAAAGAAAGCGATGCAGGCTTCTATGTGGTTGTCCGAAACAACCGTGTTGAGTTGAGAAAGATGGATGTAGGCAGTCCCGTTGCCACTTTTGGTAGCGGGGCTACTACCGCCGTGCTTCAAGGGAACACCATTGTTGTTACTCTCAAGAATGGAAAGATAGCTATCTATAAGCTCAATCCAAATGGCAATTCGGTATCGGGACCATACATTCGTTAATCCAAAAAGTGATGTGTGCAAAAATCGTGCAGATATTTCCAAAAATGGTGTAACTCCAGTTTTGGGTTGACAGCCACAACCAGCGATGATATAGTGATTATAGGATGGGTGATATGAACAGAACGCAATTAATCGAGTGCATCAAGAATGGAAGACAGGTCACACTACAGTTGACCGAGGCTGAGGTCGTGTCCATAAAGCTCGACTATAAACCTGTTAATGCTTACCGTGTTTGTCAGATGTACAAACTCGTGGTTAAGGATCCCCTCCTCGGCACCATATACTTTTCCTCGTTCTCTGATAAGTTCAGTGACATATCTAAGTCAGACAAAATCTCCCTAAAGGTAACTGTAACTGGTATTGGCGATGCTTCAGAAAGGTATCCTGATCCAATACTCTTTGCTAAAGCACTTACTCGCAAGGGAGATGCGGTCACAATAGCTAGGCCTGTTGTTGAATACGCAAATGATTTGCCTAATGTGTAACTAATGGAGATATAATATGGTAACTCTTAATACGTCTGGAAATGGACTTTGGGGTCGTGATGTAGCAGGCCGTCAGGCACTAGTCACTGGTCTTGTAGAAAAGCATGGTGTGATCGTAACACGAAAGCAGGTGCTTGCCTTTGCTGCCTCAATCGGTAAGTCAAATGCAGATGTGCGTTTCCTTTTTAACAACAAGATGTTCAGAGCAGGCCGTGGGCAGTACACGTTGCAGCCATTACTTGCTGCCGATAGCGCCACGAGTGCTTCAAGCGTTGCGTAACATAATGCGCGGATAGTTGCAGTGATGGATGCCTGACCGAATGGGCAGGGGGAGGTTTCTCCTTATACAGAGAAATACACCACGCAATCTATCGGCCGTCGTTGGCCCCTGAGGCGGTTGAATAAGGGGAGCTGTTGTTGTCAACCGACAGCTTTCCACAGGGGCCTCTTTTACAATTATATGCAAAGCTATTACATAAGACAATCTGAAACTAACCCAGATAGGAAACTCATATACTTTGAGGGCAATCTTATCGGTGAAATTTATCCTAGTAAACATAATGCTGGCTACATGGTGCGACCCGCTTGGGCCAAGTACGAAGGTTTCTTTTTAACGTTCGAGAAAGCCTGTGTTGAGCTAGTATCTCACTACTGGGCCCAACACAGGGACTTTCCCTTAGAGTGTTAATCACTGAATGTCTACCACTTTGAATTCTATAAAATCATACGAGTAGGCATCCACATCACGATGTTTCTTTATTTGTGTGATATAGTAATTACCTATACGAGCCACGCATGGAACATCAAGCTCTTCCGCAACTCCTATTATTCCTTGTAGGCCTTCTCGCAATTCTTCCAATCGTTTTCGTAGTTGACGAGCCTCGCGGTCGATCCGTTGACGCTCTAAATCAAGTGTCAAATACTCAGCCGCAAGACTCTCAACCATAACCTTAGCTTGTTTCTTGTTTAACTTCATACAACCTCACATAAAACATGGCGCCCCGAAGGGCGCCTTAACGTTACCATAATTATCCCTGAATCACAACCTCGTGTGGGTAACGAGAGAGCAAATTGGTTTGCTCAAGATACTTACCAAGCTGTGCATCAGTGAGCTTACCAATCCCTGGCGAGCCCTGGTTTATGATGTCTCTAAGAGCTGTCTTACCCTTAGTGCTACGCAGGTACTTGAAAAAGACCTCGAACGCTTCCCTACGACTCAGGTGAAACTGAGGCTTAATCATATCACGCTGCCAGCGTCTGTGTATTGCAGCAGAGCGCGGTCGCCCTACTGGTGCTTCAACATCAAAACCCTCTTCGTATGTGTGTTGCTTTTTAGGGCGACCACGGCGCTTGTTTTCCTGAATTGGGAAGATAGCGTTTTGTGTTTCAGGCTGTCCTACATTTTTCTCTTGCATAACGATTTTTCCTTCACATTACATTCGAGCTTTATTGCTCGCTATAAGAATAGTTTCGTACATCCAAAGCTGGAACTCAAGTACAATGTTCTATTTTTACCATCTTTTCCTGAGTCGCATGATGTGTAATACTCCCGCACTCATTACTCCCGAGGCTGGGTGCGTATACCGAACGCTGTCGGTTTTTGTCGGGTATTGCAGGGGCACCCACAGTTGAGTACGCTCCCATTCGTCTCCGTCGATCCTAAGCTGTTATACGAGATATCCGTATTTTAGGGTTCTGTTGTGCTGTCCTCTGTTGACTCTAGTACCCCTTATGCTAGAACATCTTCCTATACCTTTTATAGGAGAGCGTATGGTCTTTATCATATACATCACAGAGTCAACCGTGGGTCATGTATTCACCGAGCTAGGGCACGTCCTAGACTATATTAAGAGTGGCAGGCCGCACAACCGTATTGAAATATGGAACAAGGGTGTTCGACGGGGGTTGCACTGGTAATACGAAAAACTCGTAGTACGGGGTTTATAGCGCATTTTCAGCTACTTATAGGGGGTTGACAGGATTGGCAGGCTATGCTATCCTGGCCTCCTATGGTACTGAAGATTTTCCTAATTTACATCACGATCAAGCTGTTACTGTTTATCCCCTTGATTTTCTTGACTATACTGGCAAATATGGAATAATAGTTGCACCAAGCTTGGAAGGTGTGATAACCTGTATCCATAATAAGGAGATCAACATGATTAGAAAGTTCGGTGCTAAACAGTTAAAGGAAATCACAAAAGCCGACAAAAAGGTTTTAGTGTCATACGAGACACCGGTTGCGGTTCGATTCGGTGATGACCTTTTTGTTACCAATCATCGATTTAGTAACACGACCGCAAAGCATATCAGCCTGTACCTGAGGGAGATGCCCTCAACGGTTGTTGTGAATCGAGTTGATCAATCCGTTATCGAGAAACTTTCCAAGTAGGAGCTTATATGTTTGAAATCAAGTGGGTACTAACCGAAGAACAAAAGAAAACCGTCAAAGCCTGGATCAAGGCCAACTACGACCGATGGGTTGATGAAGGTCGATTTGATGCAGAAGATGCCGGCGAGGCCGCATTAAAACACTTTGGATTTACCACCTTCGAGGAGCATTGTGATTGCGAGGGCCTTGCCGAAGAGGTTCGGGATGATAAGTTCGATGCCGAGGCCTACTATTGGGGTGTTGAACTTGGTTTTATTAAAGAGGTAAAGTAGTATGAGCCATTGGAGTACCGACTTAATTATTGACAACATCCGAGACGTCCTGGAATCCATCCAGGCACTTGAAGCTGAGTTGGAATCGTTGTATGGTGCTGGCCTTGTTGCCGCGGCATCCGATGTATATTCAGAACTAACCGAAGCCAGAAAACGATTGTGTGAGCTTGAGCAGTCTATAGCCCTGTAGGAGATTATTATGAGAACCGCAACCGATATTCACAATGATATGACGCAGCTCCACGACAGGAAACAGGAGTTGCTTAAAGAGATGCGCGGCCTTAGCCGTGATTCCGTTGAGCACTGGACTATATGGCTTGAGCTTGGTGACATCCGCGACAACCTTAAAATCCTCCGAGAGGAATTTAAGGCTCAGGTAGCTTGGGACCAGCAGAACATATTGGATAAGGAGTAATGATGTCACGGCCGTGGGACGATCCGTCAAGAAAATATTTGAATGCCGAGAACCTTTGGGGTAAGATTGATGAGCTTTCCCAACAGATTGACCAGCAGGCCGAGGACGCACCTGGCAACTCGTCGGAAAGTTACAAGATGTTCCTGATGGGAAGGCGTGAAATGCTCCAGCGCATCATCGACTACCTTTATGAACATGAGCAGCCACTGTCAGAGATAGCAAAAATTTGGGGATTAAAGGACAAATAGTTATGAAATACGTTAGACAGGTTTCGGTTCGATACGGAAAAAAACACAAGACCGCGGTCGACATCCGAGGGCCTGAGGCCATCGCTAAGTTTGCCAGGAAAATCATCAAAGAAAACGGAAAAGAACACCTTATCATGTTTTGCCTTGACGGCAACCATTCCGTCGTTGCGTATAACGTAGTGGCCGTTGGTACTGCTACCAGTGCGCCTGTACATCCACGAGAAGTATTCCAGCCAGCTATTATGGCCGGAGCTGTGTCTATTGTGTTGTGTCATAATCATCCGTCGGGTAATGTTGAGCCAAGCCGCGAGGATCTTTCCGTAACGAAAACCCTCCTAGAGGCATCGAAATATCTGGGAATCAAACTCCTGGACCACGTTATCGTTGGCCAAGATGCCTATCATAGTATGCACGAACATGGCCAGCTCAACACCCAAGGGCGCTCCCTAATAGGGTAAACCCCTGATTCCACATAGGGTACGAGAATTTCGTACCCCTGGATATATCCAACTTATACGGGAACCCCCTGATTCCAAAGGGGTTCCCATTCCATTTTGTCGTTGCGAGCCAGCTTGGATTCTGAGATAATAGTCCTATGATAAACGAAACGATTAAAAGATGGCAGATCGAAGAGATCCAAAACATGAGCACCGAGAATCTTGAGAAGGTTCTCCAGCTCTTTACATCGTACCAAATAACCAATTTGTTTGTTGAGTGTGTAAGATATGAAATTGAAAATCGCTATCGTGCTGAAAGCCGTCGTAGCAATCCTAGCCATGCTTAATTAGGGAATTTTATGAACAAAACAATCCAAGACCAAGCTGAACATTTTGCAAACCTTATAGACAAGTGCGGAGTTGAATGGAACGCCGAGAACGTTCTCAAGTGTATTGGCTACGCTAAGGAAGCTATGCAGAACGGTGAAGTTTCCGTCGAGGCTTACTACAAAGCCAAAAGGATTTTGCTTGACCGACTTGAGTGTGCTAGCCTTTGGATGAATTAGGAGATATTATGAGCGACTGTACCCACCTTACACCACTTCAGCTTGCCCAAGAGGCCTATATCAACGTATACAAGTCCGAGTACGGAATCAAGCCGCGGAGTATTCCGGATGAGTTGTGGAACGACATTGAGTGGCTTGAAAGGCAGCTACAATACCTGGCCCAAGAGGCCGAGGTGCATGAAGCTCCTGCGGAGCTTGGGTACTTTGAGGAACTTTTGGCTAATCTTGATCCTAATGACTATGAATAAGGAGATGGGTATGAAGTACAACGTAGGCGACATTGTGGTATGTAACGGAAACAACGAAGCCCGAATCATAGCCAAGGACTATTGGGAAACACACAACCTTTATATGTACACGATCCGATTGTGGGACGGGTTCCGCCATGTGGGTGATGTACAGATGGGCGAAGCATCCCTTGCCCAGCAACAGCCTGACCAAAATTTTAAGAAGTAAATTAAGGAGTAACATGGACACATTTACCGCCATCATGATAATCGAGGGTGAGCAAGACCCAGAAACCCTAGAAGAGTACCTAGAGGCCGCGCAGGTGCTAGTAGACACCGGCCTGGCCTGGCAGCTCCAGGGGTTCTTTGGAAGAACTTGCCAAGAATTAATTAACCAAGGTTTAATACGAGCAAAGGAATAATATGAGCATAGAAAACACCGACAATCTTTTTAACAAGTTGGGATGTGAAGTAAAACATGGTGATGTGGAGATTGGCCATTCCTACCCACTGTATGGCATGATTACCCGCATAATCAGCGACCAGCCAGGCCGCGTAGTGGTAGAACTAAACCATCAAATCGAGTTGACCATGGATATTCCAGATCCCGCTAAGATTGAACTCCTAAAGGAGCGAGCCTTTGAGCCAGGGATCTTTGTGTCATACATAACACAGGTTAAGCCACGCATAATAGCCGAGTGCTCGACCGTAGTGTTTGGAAAACGACAGCACAACCTAGCTTAGTCTTTAGTGGATGCACCCAACACCCAGCACTGGGTGCGTCCACTAAATACCCTTACCTAAACGAGTACAACACTATGGACATGGATCAATACCGACATCACCTATCACGACATGGAGCTAAGAAAGGAAAGATATCCGCCTCCATACCTGCCCGCAAGATAGCAGTCCGGCTACTAGACCTACAAAAGTACCTTTCCAACGAAGACCGCCTGGAGGAAATCGATAGAATACACAAAGACCTAAAGACCATTCCAAAACTAAACACTAAAAACAAGGACCGAATACACCACAACCTTAGAAAGCTCCAGGACGCCTTAAAGATGAAAGACTTCAAAGAGGCCGAGATACTAATAGCAAGCACAATAGACATACTAGTAAAGCACTAGCCCATGTCCCTGACAGATACACTAAAACAACTTGTATTCAATGAGACCACCGATCCTGGAAAGGTGTGCCAAATCAGTTGGGAAACCACAACCGAAGGTTTTACCTCCCTGTTAGTACCCACAGGAGCATATAATAGAGCAAAACACCGAGCAACTCTTAGAGCAGTGCGCATAAAGATACCGCAAGCAACCAGGGTTGTTATTCAAAATACAGTAAGCACTCCTGTAAATTATCCTGGAGTTACCTACTACCTTGTTAGGGCCTGGTTTACCACCACTTAGTGGAGGCCTATATTTTTAAATACTTTGGGGATTCCAGTGTGTGCGTAAATGTGTTTTTATATTTTGGAACGGAATGAACAATCAATCGAATTGTAACTTCCAAACAGACATATAAAAAGCAACCCCCTTCCAATTTTGAAAACTGATTCCAAAAAATGTTCTCCAAAATCCGCCAGCATCCAAAAACGACCCCCTTCCTTTTTGTGATTGACATCCAGAACCCTATAGTGTAACATTAATATATGATAAACAATCGAGTCAAAACAGTAATCGTATCCAATCGTGCTCGTTGCTTAAAGTGTAACGACATAATTGAAAGCAAGCACCGTCATGACTTTGTAATGTGTTCGTGCGAGAGCATATTTGTAGACGGTGGTACATCATATCTCCGTCGTGGAGGTACGATAGAGAACATACAAGATTTAAGTGAAGTTGTGGAGGTAACAGATGAAAAATCCGCTTGAACTGGCAGAAGAGCACTGTATCAATACAGCAGGTTTTGTAAGCAAGCAAGACTGTGGAAACTATCTTGCTGGCTATGAAGCAGCACACGAAAGGATTGTAAACATAATTAGGGAAGAACTTGACCTTATACAAGCAAACACGAACTTTAGTGCCGTAGTGCAGCGCCCAAATGTGGCACTTGCAATACAAAACATCTTAGAAAAGATTCAGAAGGTTTAACAATATGATCGATAGAGCTAAACTATTCAGCAGAGTGGCTATTGCACAGCTACACACAAGGTCCGCTGGTGTCTTACGAAGCACAGCAGATAGTGTAATTGTGTGCCCTACGTTTTTGAAAGATGTTGCAACGATTACAGATGCTATACTAAATGCAGCAGAACAGTACAGTAGGGTTGCAGAACCCGAGTATCTTACAGAAGCTAGACAAAGTTTCCAAGATGCGCTTGATAGTGTTGTAGAAGAAAACACACAACTACTCACAGAACTAAAGGACTAAACATATGGCACGACGACAGACTCCAAAATTGAGTGAACGAGCACACCACGCAGTTGATGTAATTAGTGAGCACCTTGAGCGCAACATTCAAAAACGTGGCGTCAAGCACTATGAGCAAATACTTATTACTAGAGGTTTTGTTAGTGGACTTTGTGCTATGGCTCAGCTAAACCATCTTAAACTTTCTGAACGTGAGGCAGCAGATGTGTTTCGCCATTTAAAGCCCATCTTGGATAAGATGGCTGCCAACGATACTTTTTAGTATTAATGGAGTTGTTTTATGCTTGCTGAAGTGCTGTTGTTAAACTTTCTTGTTATGGCGCTAATAATTGCCACTTTATTTGGAATAGGGTGTGACGATGATGAAGTATGATCATACTATTTTAATTTGTGCGTTTCGATATGCTCTTGGTAGGCGTACTTACGTTGTAGGTTCTGTTGTGCAAGAAATTCATCGAGTTTGGAACTCTCTTAGCGAGGGAGATCGTGAATTGATTGTGCGAGAGATTTTAGAGCATAGAGAGCGGTTTGGAAATCTTGGTCATGAGTGTGATGAGCGAGATTGGATGAGCGTGGTAGATATACATAAAGCGGAGACTAGTGTATGAAGATGATTGATAGAATTAAGCTAACAGCTAAATTTAGTGGAGCCAAATTAACTCTTACTTTTAATCCACTCCAGTGGAAGCTAGTGCCAAAAGTGTCCATTAAAAATCCATATGCTGACGAAGTGTTTTTTGTGGGCGACTATTTTAGAAACATCGAGGTCTCGTTTTTGTGCTTGAACTTTTCTGCATGGATTGATACAGGCAGCGAAGATGACCTACTAGCATAGTGGCATATATACCCATTTTTGTGTTTGGAGGATTATATGTTCTTGATGATTGAAGCTGGTAATATGTTTGTGTCTTTTGTTGCAACCGTTCTTGTAATTGTGCTAGTATCACTAGGAGCACGATAACTTTATAGGCTAAATTATGATATACACACTCCGCAAGGCACTAGATTGGGTTGCGTTTCGCACCACTAAAAGATACAACGTTCTTAAAATACGAGACTTGTCACCCAACTATTGGGACAAGGACACAATCTTGTTGTATGCAGTTATGCAGCTTGTGGTTGACTTTGTTGAAATTGAGTGTGCATTTATGGAGTTAGATTCTCCGTACACACTACGACAAAGAATTAATTTTAAGTTGCCGTTTTTTCTCCGAAGTGATGAAGTCTATCGCAATCGTGAATTGGGTTTGCGTCACCTAAAGATGCTTGAAGAAACATATTGTGATCTTGTTAAAAATCCAAGTGATGCGCCAAAAGCAATCCGTGAAGTGTATTTGTGGTGGAAAGACATTAGACCAAACAGAGTTGATCCTGATGTTGCTTCAGGGCTTACAGAGTATGCAAACAATAATCCTGGTGCGCTTAATTGGGAATCACACGATAAAGTTGCAGACAAATTAATAAAACGCACAGTTAAAATTGAACAACAGTATGAGAAAGAGGATACTGAGATGTTAAACAAAGTAATTAAGTATCGTGGTTTTATGTGGACGTAATTATGACAGATCCTAAAGTAGCAAAATCTCTTGACGAACTTGATTCACTGTGGATAAGTCCGGAAGATATGAGTAGTTTAACGGGTCAATATGGTTCTATTGCAAAATGGAATACCAATCAACAGGAATTAAAGTTTGTTGAGGCAACAGAGCCTAACCTAAACTTTATTGACAGCGACAACAAAACGGTCGTATTTTCTATTCGCTCATCTGGTTTAAAATACAATCGTGAAGCGTTTCCTAAAGACTCATATGAACAAGCAGCCAGAAAAGTTGCAGGACTAATACAACAGCATTTTAATAAAACATTGGATCTTAAACTGAATCCGTATAAAGACATTGAGCAGAAAGTTTTTGTTGCAAATGGTTCAGGAGTGCAGCATAATTATGAAGTTGATACCTGGCATTGGTGGATGTTAGAGTGTTTGGATAAAATAATGCGAGCGCCATCTTAGCTCAGTTGGTAGAGCAACGGTTTTGTAAACCGTAGGTCGTTGGTTCGAATCCTACAGATGGCTCCAAGTTTATAGTGTGTTGTATGTCAAAATTATCAATAGAAGAAATTAACAGAATAGAATCCTGGATACTAAAAAAGTGTGAGTCTTTGCCAAAAAGCGACGACCTAAGTTTTAGTGATGCCAATCTTTCACGAGGAATTTTTCAACTACTATTAGTTTTGCTTGAAGAGAAGCGCCAGCAGTGTTATTCATACGACCCATATCACTATCACGCAAACAATCATGGCAACCACTTGCTTGGTTATCCAGCACATCCAGTTTATACCTATGCTGATAAGACCACAAGCGAAACAATTTGTCCTACCTGTAAATCTCAAAATCCGCAAAACACACACTGTATTCATAGAGTCCAAATGGGTCTTTCTCATCACACAACAGGAGGCAAGATATGAAAATCAGACCACATAGAGAGATAGTTGAGAATGTGCGAAAAGCCATTACTCAAATTGGACAGGCACTTCAAGAAAATACACAATCAAGAAAGTCATTAATTAAGGAAATTGTTAAGCTAAAAACTGGTATTAGAAATAGAGAAGCTGTTTGTTCACGAATGGAAAATGCAGGCATCGAAACTACACTAACACGAGCAGATTTACAGCATTTGCGGGAGCAATTAAATAACCTTAGGCAAAATTTAATAGGCGCAGAAGTCCATCGGGCAGTTGAGCTTGCAAAATTTCGGGCACTACATGCACAGTTGGATAAATTTAACACACCATTTGATCCAGTAAGAAAGGCAGAAAAACATGGTAAATAAAATTATTAGCTACACACTATGTGCGATGTTTATTGCATTTGGTCTAGGTGGAGGTTTGGAAGACGGTAGAAACGGAAACGGTTTTATTATCATTGAGCTATATGAAAAAGATCCAAAGGTTAAGCCAATAGACATTAGCTCGCATGGTATTCACCTATTTACATTTGAGTTGTAGGAAAATGTTATGTCAGATGAATTTGATTTAAAAGCAGTTCTTAGTGAATATCTTGGCGCAGAAGATGACTTTGGTTTTTCTGCCGTCAGTGAAGAAGAATACAATTCTGTTATTAACGAAAGTGAACAAACAGTTGAAGCATACAAAGCAAAATTGCGAGAGCTTGAAAAGTTAATTGTGCCGTTTCTGGTTAAGTTGATTAAGACCTCAGACAAAGAATACATTTATTGGCCAAACAGAAAAGCACCAATCGAATCACAAATTGAAAAGATATTAAAACTTACTAGGAGCTAATATGACAAAGGAAAAGAAAACCGAGCAAACAGGAGCAGACGAGCGACTAATCGATTCGGATATTTGGACTTTAGTAAGTGAAATCCACGACCTAGTTAAACTCAGAACTGCATTAAATTTTGGCACAAGAACTGGAACAAAAGATACTGCCGAAAGTGTATTGAGCAGAGCCATAAATGCCAAAGTAAACATTCTTAGTGGAATTTGTATTAAAAAGTTTGACAATTAATAGCAACATGATATTGTATCTGTATGACTGACCCTAAAGCCACTTTTCTGACAAAAGCAGCGATTGTTAAAGGTGAATTGCAGACTTTAGCAACAGCCTCGGCTACGGCTCAAACAAACTCTAGCAATTTAACAGAAAGTGTAATTAGTCAATGGAAAGCAAAGGGTGTTTTAACAGACCAGGATGCTGCTGCCATAAGACAAAACATGCCGGTGCCAACAACACAGCCCATGAATTATCAGGCGATTGTTGACATGATTGCTGCCATGGAAGATATTGTAGAAAGTTTAGGTTCTAATTCGGGTTTTAGTTTATCAGAAGTTACGGCTCAACCCGCAAGCGTTACGGCACCTGGTAATCCAGGACAATTTTATATTCAAGGTACCGCACTATTTTGGTTGTGTGTTCGTTCAAACTATTGGGTAAAATTGACCATGGGATAGTATGATATCCAGTATAGACTATAAAGTGGTATCATCCCATCTGGTAGAAATTACCATATGTTTTTCTGACAACAAACAGGTTTCTATGGTATTGCCCAAAAAAGATCTTGATCGACTTTCCTTTTTTCTTGATTGTTTGTCTATGGAACTAGAAGGAGGTTGTGAAAATGAATATAGATAGATCAACAGAAAAAACATATCGAAAGAGTGTTGCGTGTTTAACGGACGAAGAATTAACACGAGAAATATGGTTGCTGGACGAACACATTCGATACCTGCACCGAGAGGATCTTCAATCGGCGTTGCAGTTTTCTGCATTACTTGAGGTTGCTCAAGAGGAAAAAAACAGAAGAGCTTACAACAGAGGATACATTTAAAATGAAAAAATTAGACGAGAATGATTTAATAATACTATCTCGTCACATTTTTCGTGGATTAAATACGATGATAGGCAATATAAGATTTTGGCTTGGACTTTGGATATTACCAAAAGATGTGTCAAAGTTTACCAATTTGATTCTTTGCAAAATGTCAGACGATCTCCAAAAAATGGATTCATCCAAAAGAAACAAGATCACCTCGATTCGTCTTGACTTTGAATTCCGAGACTGATATACTTAGAGTATAGATTAAAGTCTTTTAATGGATTTACTATGGGTTGTGACATTCATGCATATATTGAGATGTACAATACCGCCGGTGAACCATTCGCTAACTGTTTTGCCGAAAATATTAGCTTTGGTAGGGATTACAGGCTGTTTGGTTTGTTTGCTGGTGTTAGATCTCTTAATCACTCAAACATGATGCCTAAAGGTATTCCAACATCGCCACAAATGTCCTACACTTGTTGCTATCACTATTATTTAAATGTGTGTGATTGTGAAGGAAATAATCATAACCATTTTAGATATTCCGATAGGTATGTATCACGACAAGAGGCAGAAAGGATGGTTGCTGATCGTGGAGCAAAATATGTTGATGCTGAAAAAACAATGATTACAGATCCTGATCTTCATTCAGCAACATACCTGTGTTTGGCTGAATTAATGGATATTAGAAAAAAGTATTTGTTAGATACTGTAATGTATGAGTCTGAACTTTCTGGCAAAAAAAGAAAGTCTTTGGCTGAATTTATTGAATCAAAAAACCCAAGAACTTTAATGCAGTATTCTTTTCCTGAACATGATTCGTTGGCTCTTTATGCAACAATTAAGACCATGATGGCACTGGAGTCTTGTTCCGGAGAAGGCGGTGAATATGAAGTAAAAACTAGGCTTGTTTGTTGGTTTGACTCTTAATATAGGAGATTATTATGATTAAGTTTAACATGGCATTAATGAAAGAGGCAAAGAGTTTGTTTCCTGACGCAACTGATTTACACGAAATGATGCGTACCGGAAATCGAAAGGCTTTGGATTATGTACAAATGAAGATTGGCTTCATGATTGATGAAGATGACATCATTCGAGCTTTTAGAAATAAGAAAGAAAGTAAGCTACTAGATATGGCAAAGCGAGCCAAGGCAATTAGAGAGCTTTATCAAAAAATGTTTTTTGTTATGGAATCTCAAGACTCCAAAACAATGGAAAACATGGATATGCAGGACTGTATGTAATATGAACGATGAAAACACACAGAGGATAATTGAGGCATGTCCTTCTCTATATGATTCTATGGAGGAGGAACGAGATAAGATTGGCACACAACCTTTTCATCCTATAGCATTTGGGTTTGAATGTGGTGATGGTTGGGCAGACCTGCTTGTTGAGCTTAGTGAAAAAATTCAGGCACATCTGAATACACTGTCGCCAGAGGCCGCCGAGCAAATTGTGGCACTTCAAGTAAAAGAAAAGTATGGAACATTAAGGTTCTATGTTTCTTATTATGACGAGACAATAGAATCTTTAATTCAAGAGGCATCAAAAAAGAGTGCCGTTACTTGTGAGCAGTGTGGTAAAACTGGAAGTGTTCGAGGATCAGTTTGGTACTATGCTGCCTGTGATGAGCACACTAGAGAAGAGGATTTGAATCCACCTCCAGAATCTGAGATGCCATAGGAGCCGCTATAAATACACAAGAGATGTGATTAGCGGCTTTTATGGACTCAAGATTCTTAGGTAAAGATCAATTTATTTGGTGGAAAGGTGTGGTAGAAGATCGTAAAGATCCTATCATGCTTGGTCGTGTTAAAGTCCGAATCTTTGGTTGGCACTCAGAAGATAAACAAAAAATTCCTCCCGAAGAACTTCCCTGGGCAGCAGTTAGTATACCTTTTGATAATGGCAGAAACCCAGTTGGATTAAAAGAGGGTGATTGGGTGTGGGGCTTTTTCATGGACGGTCCTGAGGCTCAGCGCCCAATAGTATGTGGTTACATTCCAGGTATTGATGAAAAGCCTGCCGATCTTAATTTAGGGTTTGGAGATCCAACTAAACCCGAGGACATTTCTCCAGACTCTCATCCTAGACCTCCCGATTTATCAGCACAGGCCTCTGGTGGAGAATCAGAAGATTCTCAAGACACTTCTGGTGAAGCAGAAAAGAAGGGTCGATTTTATGATGAGGAAAAAGTTCCTGGCAACACAAGTGTCTTTGGTGAATTGGCAAAAACTTTTGATCCAGAAAATTGCAAATATGATTTAAACAAAGACGGTTCGTATGATGTCAGTGATGCTGGCTTAATCATACAATCAAACATCAGTCTTTTTAGACGAACTGTTTTTGGTGGTGGATCTGGCATACTAGCAACAATCGGTATTGTGCTTGATTCGATTTTAAAATTGTTTAATCCTGATGGTACACCAAAAGACAAAGAAGAAATAAACCCACCAACACTGTCGCCATATCCGTTACAGGATAGATTAATGGAGCCTGTAACATCAAGACTGTCACGAAATGAAAATATTGATCAAACAATAGTTGGTCTTAAAAAAGGAATGTTAGAAACTGGTGAGGCAGCAGGTTACGACTCGTCCGGTGTTGGTCTTGATACCACGGTTGAGCCTGCGGCATTTGAAGAGCCAGAAACACCATATGATGCCAAGTATCCATTTAACCATGTGTACGAGTCTGAATCTGGCCACTTTATTGAAGTTGATGATACTCCTGGTGCAGAAAGATTGCATTGGTATCATCGTTCGGGCACATTTAGAGAAATACATCCAGACGGAACACAAGTTACAAAGGTAAAGAAGTCCGATTACAATTTTGTTATAGAGGATTATTTCTTATCATCTGCCAAAAACATAAACGCTTCAGCAATGGAAGCAGTAAAGATTAAAGGCACAACTGGCATCATATTAAACAGTGGCGCAAACTTGATGCAACAAGTTGGTGAAAATTTAACAACAAATGTTGATAAAGATGCATACAGTAGAATTAAGGGAGGAACATATTCTCTCATAGAAGATATTTCTATGACTCACGTTGGCGCCGGCGCTTATCTTTGTGTTAAAGATGGTGAGTTGCACATTAAGGCTGCCAAAACAATAGTCATCGAATCTGACGAAAAGGTACAAATAAAATCAAAAGTTGGCATAGACCTGTGTGCACCAGATATTACTATGCAAGGATTCGGCGGTGGTTTTACAACAGTTAATATGGTGTCATTTGAGATAAACAGTCTGTTTTTGGTGTCACATCTTGCGGTTGCCGCCATTCCTGCCATTCATGATTTTTATCCTGGCATTCCTATACCATCTCTTGTAGAAAAAAACAAAGCTGATAACGAAGATTGGTACAAAGAAACAACAGAAGATGCTTCTTTAAAATATGGCTTCTTGATTCCTGAAGGTGGTATAGGAGCAGTATGGAAACCAATATCAGACAGCGATAAAAATCTTGTTACGCTATCTGAAGGAATGGGTGAGCATAAGCTATTTGAAGCGATACCAACAGGAGAACTTGAGCCTGTGTATATTAAGTATGCTCACCCAGACGGCCAAATAACTGAATGGGAAGTTGTTAGACCAAAACACATTCGTGGTGCTGAAATAACAAATATGTTTGGTGCGCCTAGAGCAGATGTGTTCTTGGATGGAAGAAGAATGTGGCGCTGGCCAAAACCTGGCAAAGCATATCCAAAACAGCTTATATGGGATATTGTTGGTGTAACTGATGTTGCAAGCGCCGTGACTCCGTTAATCATATTAGACTCCGCAGTTAGACATCAATGTTTAACAGGCGCACAAATGTTTGATAGAATCATAGAAGATTTTGATGTTACAAAACCTGGTCCAGAAGCCGGCAGCGAAGAAGCAGGCAGTGCATCACCAAAATTTGGATATTTGTTTCCAACTGGTGCTATAGGCGATGTGTATAAGCCAACATCAGAAAGCAACGGAAACTTATGTACACTTTCACATTCTGGTTCTAATCATGAATTGTATGAAGCCGTTGATACTGGAGAAACAGAAGCAATTAAAGTTAAGTATCTACAAATTAGCGGAACAACAACAGAGTGGATTGAAACACGGCCTGTATTTGTTAGAGGAAAACTGCTTGATAAACCAGTAACATACACCACATTTGAGGGTGATGGACGACATCTTTGCAGATGGGGCAAGCCTGGTGCACAATATCCAAAAAATATGTTTCTTGTTATTAAAAATGGCTCTGTAGAAAAGGCATCACATTTTATTGTAAATGCCGCTTCACGACACCAATTTAATGCAGCGTATGATCCAAAAGTAGAATCAAAAGTTGGAACCACTGCTGTGACTGCCACATCAACAGAGGCACCTGGACAAATATCACAAGCAGATAGGGATGCTGAAATAACAACTAGACGAGCATCAATCAATAGCACACGAGGAGTTAATAGCAAAACTTATGATAACGCCCCAACTACCGTATCTGTTCAAGATAAAAAGACTCGATCCAAAAAAGCATAGCAGATACCAATTTCAAGCAAAGCCCTTAAATAAAGAGCAATAAATATCTTGTATGTTTATACTTGCCTGATTGTCCATGGTAGATACTGTCAGAAAAATAACAGATTTGGATTTTGATTTTGTTCCACATCCTATATCTGGAGATATAGTGTTGTTGAAGGATGCGGATGCTGTAAAAAGATCCATTCGTAATTTAATGCTGACCGGACAATATGAAAGGTTGTTTCAACCAAACATGGGAGCAAACTTAAAGCAACTTTTGTTTGAGCCAATTACGCCACTAACACAACACTCAATAGAGCTTGCAATTAAAGATACTATTGTTGCATATGAACCAAGAGTAAAAATTATTTCACTTTCCGTTAATGTTGCGCCAGATGAGAATGGATACAGTGTTGTGTTGCTTTTTGCAATCGATCAATTATCTGATGTTACAACGGTAGACTTTTTCTTAGAAAGGCTTCGATAATGTCACACATAAAATTGAACTCATTGGACTTTGATACTGTAAAAAACAATCTTAAAGATTTTTTAAAGTCCCAAGATCAATTTAAGGACTACAACTTTGACGGCACTTCGTTGTCCGTTCTTTTGGACGTTCTTGCATACAACACAACATACAATGGATTTTACCTAAACATGTTGGCTAGTGAAATGTTTTTAGATAGCGCCTCGTTGCGTGAATCTGTGACATCACGAGCAAAACATTTAGGATATGTACCATATAGCGTAAAAAGTCATAAAGCAATAGTTGACATAACAATAACTCCAAACACACCATCTGTTGCCCAAAGCCGACTGTACCTAACACGAGATAATGCCTTTGCATCTTATGTAAATAACAAACGATTTGATTTTGTATTGGAAAGCCCATTATTCATAGAAATTAATTCGGCAGGAAAATATGTTGCTAGAAATGTTTCGTTGATACAAGGAACAAGATTAGTTCACACATATACTGTAGACAACAACTTGCCAATTAAACAAAGATATGTAATTCCCAATCAAATGGTTGATTTGTCGTCTTTGGTAATAACTGTTATTACCTCGGCCTCTAATTCACTGGAACAAGTGTTTACTCTTGCTGATGATGTGAATCTTTTGTCTCCGACAACGCCAATATATTTTATTCAACCATATGAAGATGGTTTATATGAGGTTGTATTTGGTGATGGCATTTTAGGAAAAGCACTAGAGAATGGCAACATAGTTAAACTGGACTATCTGGTCTCGGCAGGAAAAGAGCCGGAAGGTGCACGAAATTTTGTATCAACTCGTTCAATTAATGTAACAGGTGGTGCAACAGCAACTTTAGTGTGCACATCTCCAGCATCTGGTTTTGTTGAGCAGGAATCTTTAGAGTCTATAAAGCTGGTTGCACCAAGAGCATACACATCACAAAATCGAGTGGTAACAAAATTAGACTATGAAACATTATTGAAGCGTGATATACCATCAATAGAACATATTCGAGTGTGGGGTGGTGATGAGGCAGATCCTCCCGTGTATGGTAAAGTATTTTGTTCTATTAAACCTAAATCTGGATATGCATTTAATACAGATGACAAAACTAGATTGATTGAAAATTTTATTAAGCCTAGAAGTATTCTTGCGCTAGATGTTGAGATATTAGAGCCAGATTATTTGTATATAACAGTATCAAGCAAAGTATCTTTCTTTGCAGACAAAACAAACAAACAAGATGGTGATATTAAAAATCTTGTTGTTGATGGCATTAAACGCTTTAGAACTCTTAATTTATCTGGTTTTGATTCGGATTTCAGACAATCAAAACTTGTTAGGCAAATAGATGGATTAGATCCTTCTATAGAAAGCAACACAACCAACATCACAGTCAAGTATAGAATTATACCCCCATTTTACACAACATTCAGTCAAGAAATTGCACTCAACAATCCTATTGATAAAGGTGATGCAACCAACGACAACTCTGCAATCAACAGCACAGAGTTTGTTTACAAAGGAACAACTGTTAGGTTGGCTGATGATGGAAAAGGAAAACTATTTTTGTACTACATCTTAAATGGCAGAAGAATTGTTGTAAACAGTTCAGCAGGAACAGTTGACTACACAACAGGAAAAATCAACATTCAAAACATAATGGTTGATAGAATACCTAACAATCAAATATACATCGATGTTTTTATATTACCTAAAAATAACGACGTGATTGCTTTTAGAAATCAAATACTAAGACTCGAAGATGAAGATATTTTTGTAGAGACTGTGAATTTGAATAAAGTTAGATTGTCATGATAATTGCTGCACCATCTATACAACGACCACAGAAAGATATTATACCATTGACATCTCCGGTTGGTGTTGGAAATTCAATATCAAACACAAACGATTTGCCAGGAGTTGCAGTATTTGTTAAATCGCAATTTCCAGAATTTGTATCGGAAGATCATCCAGCATTTATACAATTTATGGAAGCATATTACTCTTGGTTGGACTCAAGAGGGCAGCCATTACATGAGGCAAGACGATTATTAGAAAATCAAGATATTGATACGGTTGAAGAGGAATACGAAGAGCATCTATTTAATGAGTTTTTATCAATTTTACCAAGAAATCTTGAGGCCGACCCGTCGATTGTTTTAAAAAACATCAAACAATTTTACGGAGCAAAAGGAACTGAAAAATCTTTTAAGTTTCTTTTTAGAATTCTGTTTAACTCAAATTCATATCTATATTATCCCAAAGTAGACATTTTACGAACATCTGATGGAAAATGGATTCAAAATCAAACTTTGCGATTAACAAATGTTGTTGGTGATATTAAAAACATTAGAGCACAAAAAATTCGAGGAACAAAAACAAACACGGTTGCTTTTGTTGAAAGGTTTTATGGAATATCATTTTTGTCGACCGGTGCATACGAACTAGTTTTAAACACCGCAAGCATAACAGGATCGTTTGAGCCTGGCGAAACTATTGTTTGTAGTTTTGTGGACGGAAACAATACTGTCACTATCACTGGTGTTGCCAGCCCTCTTGTTAGCAAAATAAAAGTAATTAAGCAGGGTAGAGGATATAAAATTGGTGATACACTAAAAATTCAAGACTCTTTTGGTGAAGGTGCAATCATTAGAGTATCTGAAGTTGATGCTAATGGTGCTATCATTTCGTGCAACGTAAAAGAATATGGAATAGCCTACAACACAAATTTTCCCCCATCTCAAATAAAATTTATAGACGCAACACATCCAGAAATAATACCAGGCACTGGAGAATTTAATCCAAATGTTGCTGTAGTAAATCTTATTCTTGGGGCAACAACAAAATACGGCGGTTATTTTAGAAACGCCGATGGTCAATTAAGTACCAACAAATACATTCATGATGGATT